ATTGCGAACAGCCCCCCGCACGTTGGTGGCGAGCTGGCGCGCCGAGGCGGCCGCCGCACGAAAGGTTCTCTCCAGCGCCACCTGGCGCATGCGCCGCGCGCGCGTCTGGTAATATTCCAGACTACGCGCCCCGCTCTGCACGTCCTGCGATGTACGCCGCATCTGTTGGGCGAACTGGCGAATGCCGGCAGTCATGCCCCCCACCGCGGTGCGCACGCGGCGGGCCGGCGCGGTTACACGATCGACCGCTTGCAGCACCATCGAAAACTTGAGAGCCATGGATCACTCCGATGCCGGAAATTGTGCCTCGGCCTGCTTCAGCCAGAATTCGACTTCACCCCACGTCATCCGCCACAGCTCGTGCGGCGTGATGTTGAAGGTGTCCGCCCGCGCCAGGGTCGCTAGGCAGGCTGCCCAGTCGTCTGGCCACTCGTCGAGGCCTTGCCGAGCAAGTTTCCCAGCTCGCCCAGATCGTCAGCGTCGAGCAGTTCCACTTCCTCTTCGCTGAGCGTGCTGACGCGGCACAGCAGCGCCATGGAGCCGGCGATGTCACGCCCCGCGAACTGGTCCATGATCTTGAGGTCTTTGGCGCGCGGGCGCTTCACCACGATGCAGGCGCCGGCCTCCCGCAGCACTTCCTCGTGCTCCTGGCCTTGCGCATCGCGCGTTTCGCGGATGATCGGGTGCTTGAGGTTGTAGGTGGCGAGAGTGCGGCTCACAGCACTTCCTCCGCCGGCGGCCCCATGAACTTGACCTTGGCCGAGCCTTCCTGGCCCACCGTGATCGCATCGGCGCAATAGGCGTTGCGCACGATGTAGGACGTGCCGATGTCGGTCTCCAGCGTGAGCGTGGCGTTGTCGATCGCACGCAGATTGGCCAGCGAAACGCCCTTTTTGAGCAGGACTTCAAACTCCGTTTCGCTCGGCACCTGCTTTGTGATGAAGCTGCCCGACTCGTAATCGCCCGGCACCGCTTCGCGCGTCACGCCGCCGATGTTCATCGTGGCCTTGCCCTGCGCCGTGGGCTGCATCGCGCCATCGATCTTGACCTTCAGGCGGCCCACCACCTGGTTCGGATTTGCCATGTCTTACCCCTTCTCAAAGCCTGTTTTCGCGCCGCTGAGCGGGCGATCAGAGGCGGAACTGGATCGCCGCCGCGAACTGGCGGAACTGGTTGATGATGTCGGGCGGCACCAGGGCGTTGGCGCGATCCTTGTCGGTCGCGTCGCGCTCCACGATCAGGTCGGCCACGAACTGGTCCAGGTTCTCGACCAGGCCAGCGTCTTCCCATTCGCGCGCCAAGGCGATCAGCTCGTTGCGCAGCACCTTGGGCGTAACGATCGCCTGGCCGGCCCCGTAGTTGGTGCCATCGTCCGCCAGTTTGTGGCGCGGGAACTTCGACGCGATCCGGCTGCGCAGCGAGGCGCGCAGGTACGAGACCGTCGTCACCGTTTCCAGGTTCAGATAGGCGGTATCGTCGATGCCCTGCGCGTTGGTCTGATACATCGTGATCGCGCGCTCGATGCGGCAGGTGCCATCATCGTCGGCCGTGAAGGTCGAAATTCCGTCCTGGAGCAGCGCCTCTCGCTGGGTGCGGGTGAACTTGTCCGCATCCTTGGGCGCCACCATGCCCGTCAGCGTCAGGGTCTGTACCGGCCGGGCTGGGTCGATCGCGGTGTAGTAGCCGCAGACCGCGCCATACATCGCCGCCGCATCCGGCGCCCAGCTGGGGCTCTTGCCCGTTCCCAGGACAGAGCAGAGCACGGCGTTCTGCGCTGCCCCGAAAGCGCTCAGCGTGCCCTGCGTCCCGGCCTTCGCGCCATAGGCCACGGTTTCCAGCATGCGGATCGCGCCCCAGCGATCGTCCAGCTCGATCTTGAGCTTGCCAACCACAGTGGCGTCCACGTTGCCCACGATCAGCGTGCGATAGGCATTGTCGCCGATCACCGGCCAGATGGTGTCGATGTCGGGATCGGTGGCGCCGCCTGACATGGCCACGATCGCCAGGCCGATCCCGGCCGGCAGCGCCTCGCTATCGTTGTGGCTGTGCCGGATGTCGATCGCGTTGCCGCAGGTGCCCTTGTGGCGACTGGTGAGGGTGACCACGGCCGCAACGGCCGCCGCCGTCACCGGCAGATCGGGCTTGGCATTGATCGCTGCCGCGATCGCCGTCGCCACCGTGGCGGCCGTGGCGGCATTGGCCACGCCCACCGGCACCGCGACGCCAGCAACCATGAGCGCGATCGTGCCCGCAGCGGTGGCCGGCCCGGTCACCGTGATGGTGCCCGTCGCCGCTGCACCGCCGCCGGCATCGTCCAGTGCAATCGCATAGAGCCGGCTGTTGCCGTCGATCTTGCGGAAGGCAGCTGCCATGCGCGCCAGCATCGAGCCTCGGCCGAATGCGGCGATGGCGTCGGCCGCCTCGGTGATGGACTGGATTGTCAGCGCGGCTGCACTGCCGGCCGCCAGGCGCTGGCCCACCAGCAGCACGCGGTTGTCGATCGACGGCAACCCCGACACGGCGCGGCTGCTGTCGAACTCGATCATCTGCCCCGGAACACGGGTGTTCATGGGGATGGTGTTGAAACTGATCGTCATGCTTTCGCCCTCGTGGTCGCTGTCTTGCGGATCGGCTTCTGGTCAGGGACCGGCTCAACATCGCCGGCGGCCAAGAGCCGCGAAAAATAGGGGGAGGCGGGCACATGCTCGCCCTGGTCAGCCAACAGCTTGCCATTGGGCTTGCGCACGCGCGCGCCAGGCGCGGGCCGCAGATGCAGATGGCTCATTGCGGCACCTCGATGTCGTCGCGCGCGTCGGCATCCGCTGCCGGCAGCGGGGGCGCCACGTTGCCGTGGGGCGGAATGTCCCAATCGACATGCATCCGCGCGAAATCGCCGATGTCACCCGTCATGAACTTGTCGAGTGGGATCGTGCAGCGCAGCTCGATCGCCATCAGCGACATGCCCTGCTTGACCATCATCGGCGTGCGCGAGACCAGGCGCGCGCCGGTGATCGAAACCCGGTGGACCAGCGGCAGGCCAAGATCGTTGCCGGACAAAAGTCGGATGGCATCCCAGGCCAGCTGATAGCTGCCCGGCTCGGCCACACCCACGCCGCCGTGGCGCGTCGCGGTTTCGTTGCGCAGGTTCTGCGCCGCCACCACGAGGGCAAACCGTGCCTCGCCTTGCAGATCGCCGCCCTCGATGTCGTCACACGGCCCCAGCGCCAGGAACACGCACCACGCCGCCGGCATGCGAAGCTGGCCCTTCTGCTCGGCTAGGTACTGGTCAAAGTCGTCGGGATAGCTTTCCAGGGTACGGTAATCATACCCCAGCGGCCCAAACAGCGTCATGCCGGCCTGGCGCAGCACGTCCAGGATCGCATTTTCGACGGTGCCGATCATGCAGCACCGCCCATCGCGTCACGCGCATAATCTTCGGTTAACGCGACGATTTCGGTCTCGTCTTCGCGCGACAGCCCAAGGAAGGTGCGAGCCGGCAGTTCGACCTGCATGACGCGGCGAAAGCCAAGTCCGCCCGGCAGTTGGAACACCATGCCCTTGGCCGTCTTGGCGCGGATGATCGCGCCATCGTTATGCACGCCGGCATAGATTTTGTTGCTGCCCACAGCGACCTGATCGGAACCGGCCTCGGATACGATCGAGCTGCGCAGCTGCGTGCTGTCGGACAGTGTCTTGCCGCCATCGAGCAGCGCGCGTTTGCTCGGCTTCCAGGGTTTGCCGTCGGGCGCTGTTTCGGTTTCGAAGCGCTCCATGGTGGAGCCTTCGAGATGCAGCCCGATGCCTTCCATCAGCGGAGTCAGGTCGCCAAACGCCTCGGCCAAGCGCGCAAGCCGGCGCTCGATTTCGAGCCCGCCTTGCGTGGTGACGTTGAATTGCGCGACCATGTCAGTAGCCGTCCAGGCTCTGGCGGCTGAAGCGGCGCGGCGGCCCGTCGATCAGGATCGCGCCTGGCCGCGCTTCGGCCTGCTCTTCGCCTTCGTCGAGCTTGATCACGCCCTTGGCGATGTCGCCCAGGCGCGCGATCGCATCCTTGCGCCGGGCCTGCGCCCAGTCGGGCAGATCGGACCGCCAGAGCAGCGAAAAGGCATAGTCGCATGCGATGTCGCGCAGCAGCTCGTGCCCCTCGAACTGGCTCACAACCTTGTAGCGCGCGGCGATGTACCCGATGATAAGCTGGTCGGCCGAGACAAGCGCCTTTTCAACCCGATCGGCATCGATCGCGCCGGCGCCGGCCTCGTCAGTCAGCTGCACCAGGTCGCGCTCTTCGAAGCGGGCCTGCATGTCAGCGAGGGAGGCAAAACGGGCCACGGTCTGGGCGTCCTTTCAGGCGATGCAATAGGGTCGGCGGGCGGCGACCCGCGTGGATGGTGCTGCCGCCCGCCTGGCGCCGCCGTCAGGAACGGTTGCGCTTTTTCGTTCCGGCAACCGGGGGCTCAGCAGCGTCCCCCGGTTTTTGCCCTTCGGCCGTCGATGCCTTCCGATCGGCTGCATCGTCGGCCGCCTGCTGGCGGGGCTGCTCGGTCAGCGGCGCCGGCCCGCTGTCCGCCCCGGCGGGGGTTGTGATCGACGATGCCGGTTCGCTGTTGGCACCGCCGCCCGAGGCCTCCGCGTCTCCGGACAGGGCGGCCGCGCCATCCGTTTCCGCATTGGCCCCGCCGGGGGTCTGCAATTGGTTGAAGGTCGAAATGGTGGTCGCATCCGGCGAACTGACCTTGAGCAGCTCGGCCGCGTAAACCGCGCGCATCTCAGCAACCTCTTCGGCACCGATCGGCGTTTCGCCACCATCCTCGTCAATGAAGACAGCAGACAAGAACGGATCGGCAGCGATCGCAATGAGGGATGCCAGGCCCGCGAGGGAGGTTTCACCCAAATCTTCCGGAAAGAGGTCTCGGGGTTCGCGCCGAAATTCGAGCCCCGCTCGACACCGACGGTCCCGCAACGCCTTCACACGCAGCCGCCCGGGCGAGAACACCGCCCCGCTCACAGCCAGTCACACACCAGCAGACGCGCGGTGCCCTTCCAGACGTTGGTGGCGCCGGCCGCATTGCGATCGGCATTGAGCAGTTCCAGCGCCTCCTTTTCCAGCGTGCGCGGAACGATCAGGAGCGAGGGCTTCACGCCGATCTTGCGCCCGTAGTCGCCGGTGAAATTGGCCATAGCGGTGCGCGCGGCCTCGTAGCCGTCGGAGTCCAGATCGGCCTGGCTACGCACGGCAAATTGCCAGAAACCATAGCCCACGTTGCCGCGATAATCGGTGCCGTAGACGAACTGGTTGCGCTTGAAGACTTCCGGATTGCTCGGATCATCCATCGGCACGAAGACGGGTGCCTTGCGCTCCTGGTAGATCAGCGGCTTCACCGCCTGCGTGTCGTCGATCAGGAACCACGGAGTGCCCGAGCCGGCCAGCGAGTTGGAAACCCTGGTGACGGTGCAGCCGGCATCGAGCACCGGAA